CGGATGCGCTCCATCATCTCCAGCGTTTTCCGGGCGTTGTCGTGCAATATCTCGGGCAGGGTGTTGTCAATGCCGAGCCGGTCTGCCGTGTCGGACTGCGTGAATTCCTCAAGGCTAAAGTGTGGCGTCATCATCCCTCCTTGACCCTGGTTCGAACAATCAGCACCGCAAAGCCGGCCAAAACGCATACTTGGTCAAGTGTTGGCTGATGCGACAGCAAAGGCGAAATCATGGCGCCGGCCGCACCCACCGCCAAGAGCATCCAAGCGATGGCTTTCAGACCGTCAACCAATCGCTGATGCCCACAGATACCCGGCCTGAATGGGGCGGTGCGCTCTAGCTTGTTCAATGCTTCGGCCAGCACAATCACGCCGGAGAAAACGTGCAGCCACACGAGTAAGTCAATCATGATGGCTTTTCGTCCTCTGCAACTTTATTGAGCCGGGACATGGCCGCTTGCAGAACCCGCTGCGCGCCTGCACCAGCCACAAAAGCCACGGCCATCGCCAAGCGGTCGGGGATGCCGGCCAAGTCAATCAATGCGGGGGCCAGGTAACCGGCCAGCAAAGCAGAAGCCCCGGCAATCGCCATGCGCCGAACCGCAGTGCCAATCATGTGCCGCCAAGTATCTCCGGACGATGGCACTGAATTGAGCAGCACGATAGCCACCAAGGAGCCGCTGAAGCCTGCCAGGACGAAATCCAGCCTGACGCCGGTTGAAATGCCGAGGATGGTCAAGGCTGGCACTGCCGCCGCTGCCGTGACGGTGGACGCCAGTGTGACGGCGCTGGATGAGATTGGCTCTGCCATCACAGCCCCTTGATGGCCGCGATGGGCAGTGTGATGTAGTGCGACTCGTGCAGCCAAAGGGCGTGACACCTGTGCAGGCTGGTGGCTGTCAGTTTGGTAGCGTTGCCGAAACTAGGCGGGGATGGGATGAGGTACGGCCCCCAGGATACCCGGCCTACCGGCAGATTTGCGCCGACATCTTGGTGTTTGATCTGGTAGAGCAGCTTAGCCGGCTGGAGTTTGTCGTTTTCGTTGATCGCCAGAATGCTGGTGCTGAGAAGTTCGCAAGATCTGCGCTTGTTGTAACTGCCGGTCACTTTGTAGGCGCCGCCCTCTTTCACCAGTTCGGTAACCTTGAAGTCGGTTACCACCGGGATAAATGCCATCTCGACCTTGTAAGTGACAAACAGGCCAATCATTGCACCGACAAAGGGTGCAAAGAAGTGCAGAAAGATTGTGATGGCGCGTTTCATGGTGTTACCAGTATGCAGGTTGCCCCGTTCAACTGAGCCGCTCTGACGACTGCTGTGGGGGTGGCTTTGCTCCCTAACGAAATCCCATCCATCGCGGCAATATCTCTGGCCAATTCGGCACATTCCCACAGATCATCGGCTTTTGGTAGCCGAAAAAATGCTTGCATGGCTTGAAGTTGGCTGTACTTATGCCCGACCTTTGACAAGGCGAATTCTAGCGTTTTGTCTAACCACGGCGCATCAAATGGCAAGTGGTAGAACTCACCGGCCTTGGATAGCGGGTAAATCCGCACCAACGGCATAACCGCCTCGATGACAAACACCCGGCCACCGACCACCCAGGCTGTACCAACGTGGGAGTATTCCGACTGCGTGAAGGCGCGCACCATCGCAATCTTGAAATCGTGCCAAGATCGCCACCACGGTTCGCGGTGAGACCACGCCAGGAGATCGCCCGAACGGATGAGCGGACGGGCAAACTCGTAGCGCATTTATTTCTCAGCAATCGGCGTTGTCGTGATGATCCGCAGCAGCGTGATGCACACCGCGATGGCGCAGCCCACCAGCATCTGACCAAATGGCGTGATGGGCAGCAGGGCAACGTAGCCTTGCACGATGGAAAGCACGGCCAGCAGCAGGGCGAAGATGACGGTGCGGGATTTGAGGAGTTGGAGAATCATGGTGGTCTTTCAGAGGATTAGGCCAGAGGCGGTGCGGGTCATAATCAGAACACCGTTCGTGAAACTTCATAGGCGTAGCTATCAGCCCCGACGCGGTCAATCAAAAAGCTGATTGTCCCCGGCCCGGTGAAACTGACACCCCCAGCAACTTTGTTATACGCAGAGTTTTCAAACGACATATTTGCGGTGGTCGTTCTAAACGTCACATACCTTCCACTGGTCAACCCAGCAGAAAACAACAGGACGCTGGCAGCACCAGTAGCAGAGCAAACGAAATAACTTCCGTCAGGAACGGTCAATGTATTGGCTGTAACGTCAGCCTGCGTAAATGCTGCTGCCGGTTGGCTGAACGAGATAGCGCCTTGGTTCAGCTTAGGAAAATCTTGGGTTCCGTTGATGCCTGTCGTATATCCTCGCGCCCCGTTAGTAACAGTATCAACAATTGCGTTTGATCCCGAGCCAGTCCAAGGTAAAGAAGAGAAAAAGTTTCCTGTAACCGTTACGCGAGAATCAAGCCCCGACAAAGAAAGGCCTGTGCAACTTGCAGTTCCAGCAGTAACCAAAATGGCGTTATTGGTTTCTGATTTTGCGCCAAAAGAAGCAGCGGCATTTGCAGAAACAACAACGCCTGTCGAGCCAACAACATTACCCATTGAAATAATATTGCCATCAATAAGTGTTCCAAAATTAGTTGCAACTGATGACTCAACGCCCTTTAAAAATCCTGGATATATTGCGTTGTTCCGAATAACGGTATATTTTCCGGCGTCATAAATGCCGACCCCGCCGTCGCCGCCTTCAAAGTAGCAACTGTCAATTACGGTTTTGTCGCAAGTGCTCGCGACAACAATACCGTTGTAAACAGTAGAGCATTCGCAATCAACGATTCTTGTACTGATCGGACTAGCCCCACCGCCACCAATTTGAAAACCAGTTAGCCATCCCCTGGATGAATTTTTGCTAAAAGTTGTCAAGCCGCTTGTATATGTCAGAGGTAAATTGAACCCAATGCCTGTACGCGAGGCTCCCAATCCAACCGTCACAAAATCTTTGTTGACTGCGTAGTTTTCGTAAATGTGACCAGTTGCGCCATAAATAATTTTTAGCCCATCGCCAGTTCCACGTTGGTAAATGACGTTGTTGTAAAACGAAGATGTGCCGTAGAACCCGTAAAACTGAACTACCGGGGTGGTAGAAGTGCCGTCAAATCGAATGTGATCAATCTCGTATGTACCTTGAGCGTTAGGTGCGGTAAAAGACCTGTCAGTAAATATCGGCGCATTGGTTACACTTTTAAGTACCGTGCCTCCTGTGTTTCCATTTGCAAAAGGATTACCATATCCTTGTCCATAAATACGAATGGCTCGATCCCGCTGATCCAGCGTTGGGTAAGTTCCAGGCAAGGTAAGCCCTGTGACCAAATAGCCGCCACTTGGCATAAACAAGTCGGCGCGCATTGTCCATGCCGCATCCATTGCTGCCTGCACTGGGGTGGTCACATCTGTTGTAAGCGCATACGACTGAACCGCAGCAATCTGCGCAGCGGTCATGAAGTCAAACACACTCACACTCTCACGCAGCTTAGTCTGCACAGTCGTCGCCACCGCGCCAGTGCCTGCGGGGGTGTATGTCACCCACTCAGCCGAGAACGCATTGCCCGACAGCCGGCTAAACACCAAGCTGGACGACTTGTCGCGCACGATCAGCGAGAAGTCTGTTGCCAGCACAAACACAGTCGCCGGGGATCCATTGCGTACCGGATAGCCGCCTGATGTACGAATAGGCTGGGCAGCGGGTATCGTGCCTGCTGCATCCCAATAGACCGCGATAGGGTTGGTCTGCGGGTTCTGCGAGGCTGTGCCGATGTACAGATAGCCGTCAGTCAGTGGCGCGCCACTGGTGTTGAAGAACATTTGCAGGGGGGTGAAAACTGGTGAGGTCATTGCTTACTCCGAGATGGGCGATTGTGACTGATTTCCAACCTGCTGCAAAGCATCAAACTCTGTTTGCATCGTACTGTTTAGGCGCTTCATCAGCGCGGCTTCTTCTTTGCTACCTGGAATTGTTCTTGGAATTTTGATCATCAAATTTCTGACGGGAGCAGACTCATAAATTCGTGTAATCGCCCCAATGGATGCCGCCGTGCCAAGTGTTTTTAAAAAGCCCATTGCACCGCCACCCATAGCACTTGCCAAAGCGGCTGCACTTAGTGGCGCTCCTGTTGGTACAAACCCTGAAATTTTGTTAGCATCACTTGCAATAGAGCCTGAACCAATTGAATTCCCATTCAGCGATGTATAGACCACACTTCCTTTGGAGTCCAGCACTTGAATGCTGTAGTCGCTGGCAGTGTAAAAACGCGATGGCGTTCCCTGGTATACCGGGTAACCGCCTTGCGTTCGGATGGGCTGGACTGCTGCAATGGTCTGTGCATCATCCCAATAAACTGCAATGGGATTGACCTGTGGTGAGAGGTTAACCACGCCGATCCAGATGTACCCATCTTCCAGCGGCTGACCGTCAGCGCCAGCAAATGCTGGGTATGGTGGCTTCACTTCAATCGTGGACATTATTGGTTCTCCTGGGTGGATTGTCGGCCGGCCTGCGCTGCTGACTGCAACCACTGAACCCTTGCATCAAGTGATTTTGGCAATCTGGCTGCGTCTGCAAAATTCTGGAAGGATTGTGACATGGCCGTACGGCGTAAAGCTGCTGCACTTGGTGCTGGTTTGGTTGCTGCTTCAACTGCAAGTTTCTGGAATGCTTCATCAGCAAATAGTTTACCGGCTGCTTTAACTCGTTCCTCTGCACCGGTTGACATGAATTTGATGATGTCAGGCGCCACTGCACCACCACCAGGTACTAGACCCGTAACGGTCGTCACAATGCGCTGAGTGATAGTGCTATCCATTACCTTGCCAATAAGCCCTTCAGGGTTTGCAAATGCTTGGTTTGCCTTACCAGTGGTCAGCACATTGGCCCTAGCCTCTGTAACGCGCTTAGAGACCTCAAACAGATCGCGCAGCACGTTTGCTGAGTCTTTGCCTAGTGTCTCTACAATCGTCTTGTAGACCGGTGGATTTGCGCGTAGCTTAGGGTAAATGTCAGCAAATTCTGAGAAGCCAAAACCGCCTTTTTCTGCGCCTCGGGCTGATCGAGTAACTGATGCCAGTGCGGTGGCAATTGTCTCTTTGCGTAAATCTTCTGGTACAGCCTTAAGCAAACGATTGAATTCGCCTGCATCGCCCTTGGCTGCACCTGTGATGGCAGCACGCATTTTGTTTGCCACGCTGCCTTCAATGTCATTACCAAACGCATTCACAATGCGTTGACCTAATGCGCGTTCTTTGGCGTAGATCAGGTTAGCCGCACGGAGTTGCTTACGCAGTTCCTCGCCACCAATTTTGCCCACGTTTGTCAGTTGATCGTCAGCAAGTGCTGCATACAGGCGTTTTAAATCAGCCTCAGCCATGCTTCCATATGGTGATTCCAGCTTATCAATGGCTTTGCCAATCAGCGTTTTTTCGCGCTTGAGTCGGCCATACGTGACATTGCCTTCTTCAATCATCTTGGCCAGATTGCGCTCTGCGGCTGACATTCCTTTTTCGCCAACTTCCGCTTTAACAGACGCAAGAATTTCTTGGAGCTTTGGCAATTCAACTACTGACGTTTTTGGCACTACTTCGTCAACGGCGTTATAAATTTTGCTTGCTTGTGCATTTAGGTCAGATCGAGTTGCTGTTAGTGAGTCTTTGATCTTCTGCGAGACTACGCCAGGCGCTACTGCACCTTCAACAAAGGTGGCATCAAACTGCCTGATCACATCGTCGGCCTTGTCCACGGCCTGAGAAACGGTAGTGCGCCATGCTGCCTCGGCTTCGCTTGCTGCGGCTGAACGGGTTAACCCTGCGGCTGCGCGAACCTGTGGGCTATCGCTGAACACATCAGCAGGCAGTTTTATGCCAAGACGGTCGGCTGCTTCTTTGGCTCCAACATTGATTTGTGCAAGATCAGCCAGCTTGTCGCGTGCCGCTGCCGCACCAAAACCAGTGCCAGATGCTTTCTGAACTAGATTATTGACAACCTCTGTGGTCACGGTGGTTGTCGCAGTTGGCGCAGCGGCTGGTGTTACTGGCGGTGTTGGTGCTGCTGTTGGTGCAACAGGCGGCACTTCTGGCATCACAGGTTGTGCTTCAAAGGTTGGTTCAACTCGCGGTGTAACAGGAGCAGGGGCAGGACGCGCCATAACCCTCTGTGCGCCGCTTTTAACTGCCTGGACTACTGGTGCCCCTACTCGCTGAACAATCTGTCCTGCTGGGCCTAGAGCGCCTGCCAATGGCACTTCACCAAGGTCTGCCAGACCTGTACCGCCGCCCATTGCTGCTTGGCTTGCTTCGATGGCTGCTTGAGTGCCTGCGCCAAAAGCAACAGCGCCAGGAATTGTGCGGCTTAATGCGGCCATAGGGGCACGCGCCGGTGTGAATGCTGCTACGCCACCAAGCGCACGGGGAATGTCTCCCATTGTGAAGCCAGGCGTGATTGCATACTCTTTCTGATCAACTGACGAACGCAGCAGGTAATTTCCCTTGGCATCTTGACGTACCTGGACGCCCGGGAAATTGGCTTGCAGGATCTGCACCGTTTCCTTGGGGTTGCTCATCATTGTGCCAAGAGCAGATTTGAACGATGCCACGCTCACCTGATTCATTTCTGGCATTGATGTCCACTCGGGCAGCGTTTGCGTCTGAGGTGTTGCGCGTCTTGATCCAGTAACCTGCTCGGCTAAACCCTCAAAGAATCCCATCTGAGGCTGCGCGGCTGGTGCAGATGGTGCTGGAGCTGGTGCTGGTGCAGCAATGGGGGCAGATGCTGATGCTGGCGCAAGTGCAGGCAAAGCACCTAGATCAACAGAAACACCTAGCCGAGCCAATTCCCTACCAATTGCATCAATATCACCTGGCGCTCTTGGATCACCGGCTTGTGCTTTTGCTTGTGCAGTTTGTAACTCCCGCATCAAAATTGGAATAGCGTCTTTGTCGCGGTCAACTTGTTGAGTTGGTGTAACCTGTGAACTTGCGGCCAGGGCTGCTGGGGCAGTTGGTGCAGATGCTGGAGCATTACCGGCACGAATTTCCGCAACCCGTGCTTTCAGGCTAGGCGAATCTGGTGCAACATCGTCGGGGATGTTGTTGATGGTGATGCCATCTTTGGTAGTGATGGAGTACGGCATATCAGTAATCCACCGTTATGTTGCGTTGACCAGCAGGGGGATTTGTTGCCCTGGCAGGCGCAGCTGGTGGTGTGCCTGGTGTTCTAAGTGCAACCGGTGCAACCTCAGTCGCTGTGTAGAAAATGTTATTTAGGTTTAGGCCATAGCCCGTGGCAATGCGGCCGATACCTTGGCGAACAATGTCTTCTTGTTGTCCAGTAACCTTGTAAAGATTTTCAGCCTGTCCCCTAAAAGATTTTCGCTGTGATGGATTTAGTCTGCTGCCTTTGAGTAGATTGTTGTACAAGTTCACAACCCGATCACCAACACCGGCAGCATTTTGTGCATTGGCAAATTCACCAGAGTTCACTGTTGAACCAGGATCTTGCATTTTCATAAAGTTGAAAACTAATGCCAAGTCTGCTGCTGCTTCTTCGTCTGGTGTTTTCGGATCAGACACAGCCAAAATTCGCCCGTAAGCAGCTTTTGTATCTTGATAACCCTTTGTTTGATCGCTGTATTCTTTTCGAAATTGCGCCTCAGCCGCTGTTCGTTTATCCGCAGGAATGACACCCATTGCCATCTCTTTTGCTTCTGCCTCGGCACGGGTTGCTTGAGCGCCAGATAACTTTGCCGCCGCATCAGATGCACGGATTGCAGCGTCGGCTTGTTTAATCTGAGATTCAGTCAGGTTGATTTCCAAACCAAACTTTTGTGGGGCGTACTTAGCTTTTGCTTCTTCAACAACGGTTTCAGCGGTTAGTTTCCTAGCTTTGAGTGGTTGTTCTGCTTCAAGCCTGCTCGTTGATAGTGTCTTGTCGATGTTTTCAAACATCTCTTTTGCACCAGGCATTGACGAAATGATGTACGTCAGACCTTTGAATGCAATTTCTGGCCCTTGTTTTTCAGCAGTGTCGGCCATGCGTTCGTACAGCGAAGCCTCTTGCTCGTCACCAGATGTTCTTTCAGCCAATGCGCGTTCTCGCAACAGTCTGATGCCTGCTGGTGGATCGGTTTGCAGTGCAGATAAAACTTGGCCATTGAACCGCAATACGTTTTGCTGTTGCTCTTTGCTGACGCCTTCAATGTATGGTCGGATTGCATCTGCCTGATCTTTTGGCAGAATTGATGCAAATGTCAGAGCATCTTGCATGGTTGGCTTTGGCTTTGCCAAAAATGTGTCGCGTGCTGTAGCAATCTTTTGTTGCTCTTGGATTTGTTGCTCTAGCTGCTGCTGTTTAGCAATTGCCAGTTGTCGCGCTTGTTCTTGCGCTCTTTGGTTGGCAGCATAGGTTTCACCCAACCGCATACCGGCCAAAGCCTGAGCAAATGGATCTTGGACGCCTTGAAAATAGTTGATTGGCTGAACCATGATTGCCTTTAGAGAAATGATCCAAGGTCAGCATTGCCGTATGCCATGCCACTGCCAAACCCAGAACTGCCTAATGATGTGCCAGAAAACCCGGCTTGCAATCCAGACAGGCCATTAGAAAAAGGATTCATACCTGAAGTTTGACCAAAGCCGAAAGCAGCAGGAACGCCGCCAAATGCTTGTTGCTGTCCCATGATGCCGCCGGCCTGCGCTGCGCCTTGTTGGGCAAGCAGGTTGGCTACGTTTGAACCCAGAGTACCAGCCTGCGATGCCTGACCAGCGGCTGACGCTTGACCACCCCGGTAAAGTTGCTCAGTCACACCTAGACCAGTGCCTGCAATGCCACCAAGCCGCCCATACTGCTGCTCAATGGCTTGCTGGAGCATCTGTGGCCGAAACTGAGCGAGTGCCGCCTGGATGTTGCCGCCTCGTAGCCCGCCCGTTGCGGATGCGCGCTGCAATAGTGCTTCCTCGCCTTGGCGAATCTGGCTCTGAAACAACGGGTTTTGTTCAATCTGATTGATGGCGGCTTGTTGCGCTGCCGTACCACCCAATCCAGCCAATGCGCGCTGTTGCTCAAAAGCCTGTGCGCCGGCCTGCTGGAATGGCTGGAAGCCACCAATGGCACCTTGCCCAGCCTGGACGTAAGGCGCAAGGAGTTTTTGAATTTCGGCAAACTGTCGGCGCTGTTCATCAATCCCAGCTTGAGCTGCACCTTGCTGGGCTTGTGATGCACTGCTGGATGCTTGGCTACCCTCAATAGCGCCACCGATAGCAGCACCAATGGCTGGCGCACCAAAAAATGAACCAGCGACGCCGCCTAAAAGACTTAATAAACCCATGTCAACACCTCAATTTCTTGGATGCCGCTGGTAGCAAGTTTCTCAGCAGCAGAATTTTCGCACATATTCAATCCTCAGACTCGCGCTCTTCCCAGGCTTGGCAGGATCGCAGGTCATGGCAGATGAAATCAAACTTTTCGCAGTAACCGCGATAACCAGCATTCTCATCCCACTGGTTCAAAGGGATCTTGCTCATCTTGGCCTGGGTCATCGGGGTGTTGTCGTAATACTCGCAGTTTGAGCATCGACGCCGCCGCGCCTCTTTTTCGTCGATCTGCATCGCCTTGCCTAAGGCCATCCAGTATGTTTTGTTGGCATCGGGCCGGTTGTCTGGAGCTTTGGGGCCAAGCATCCAGTCTTTGATGACGACTTGCGTATTTTTGGAATTTTCGGATGCCGTGATAAACAGCTCCTCTGCCGGGAATCCGAAAAAGCCCTTGGGGATCATCATGAAGTCTTTCATGGCTTGCCTTTATGTGATTTCGCGACCGCTGGCGCTGATGGTGAGCGAAGTCGCTGCGCCGGCCAAGGTGGAGATAAACCCGCCCGACTCCAGCGTCTGCCCGACCAGTTCGGGGCAAAGGTAGGTTTCGGCCGGTACGATGGTGCGGGTTTGCAGCACCAGATTGGATGACCCAGCAGAGCCACCAGAAGCCACCAGGTTGACCGAGAACACCACGTTCGATGCCGTGGTATTGGTCACGGTGAACTTGTCGATGATGGTCTTGCAGTTCGTCGCCGTGTACTGCGTGGTCTGGGTGTTTTCGGCCTGCTTTCGCGGGATGATATTTTTTACAGTGACGGTCACTTTGAAATCTCCTGTACGGTAAGAATGATGGATGGAATACCCGGCACTGGAGCCGCTGCAGCCTGCGCCAGAATCTGGACGGCTGTATCTGTGACTGAGTACATCAGTTCAAAGTAATCGCCGGCCTTGAGGCTTGCCGCAAAATTCCAAGCCGCCACCACTTCGGCCTGTGTGCCTTTAAGCCGCACTTGGCTGGCGCTGTTGGCTACATCGACGCCATTGACCCTCAGCCAAATGTAGATGATGTGATTGCCGAACGAGGTGTTGTCCAACTGCGCCGAAAACTGGATGTTGTAGACGCCGGGGCTGGTGACAAAAATCTGACTGGTCGTCGCGCCACGGTACACCCCGAAAGCAACGTCGGTCGTGTTGAGGGTGATCGCGTAGGCTGTGTTGATTGCTGCCGGCGTCTGGGTGGTGGTGTCGTAGAAAGAACCGTACCTGGGCGGCGGGAACTCTGTCGGTGAGCGTTCAATGAAGTCGGGCGTGGTCAGTTGGCTCTGTGGGGCCAAGGCCAAAAACTCCAGCGCATCGGCCAAGCGGCTGATTTCACCGAGTGCTTGCGTGGCCCTTGAGCCGGCATTCTCGGCTGCGTTGTTGACCTCGTTGATAACGTCAGGCGCAACTGTTTCTACGATGGAAAACAGTTTTTCAAACCGCCGAATCGCCTCATGGTCGGGCAGAAACTTGGCGAGCTGGTCGCGGGTAAGGCGCAGGGGTTCATTTGCCATTAGAACGCAAGAGGCTCAATTCGCGCCTCAAGCCTCGTAAATGACACATGGGCTTGCGTGTCGCCTTGGAATCGCTGCATCCGAACGCTTCGCATGAAGCCGTTTGACAGCCAGCAAATGCGCTTTGTCCGGTCGCCAATGCTGCCCACCGTGACAAACTTGTCCTGACTCCAGGTCATGCCGTCCCATGAGTAGCTGGTGGCGATCTGTGGGCTGGTGCCGAGTGCAACCCGCCCGGTGAGCGAGACCAACTCCAACTCATGGACGATGGCGCCTTTCGACTCGTTGTAGAGCATGGTCGTGCCAAACTCCCAGCGCACATCTTCGCCGTAGTGGGTGGAAACGTCATTCACCAAAACACCCAGATCAAACGTGCCAGGATGGCCCACAATCCACTTGCTGTAGGCCCAGACATGGCTACGCGCCTGATACTGCGAAAAGCCCTCTATCGCGCTGGTGAGCGTGAACCAGACCGGATTAGACAGCGCCTGCGATGCAAGGCCATCAAACACCAGCGTCCGGTCTGGCAGGTGAACCATCAGCTGCTGTTGGTTTTTTTCGACCTTGGCCTCCAGCAGCACCGCAGAAAGTTCTTCCTCGGTGTAGGTGGACAGAATCTGGTCAATCTCGCGGGTGGAAATCTTGGTCGGTGTCGCGTTGACGCCCATGTAAATGGATGGCGCCTCATTCCGTGCGCTGCCAAGGAAGGCCACCGAATCCATGAACAGGCAGCAGGCATGGGTGCCGACTGCGCCTTTGGGCACTTGTGCGCCGTCAATGCGTTGGAACGGAAAGAAATCGCCGCCTACGTTGTCGAAGATTTCGATTGTGTGCCGGCCAACCACATAGGCTTCGTTGCGGAGCTTGAGAACCGCAACCACCGGATCGGGGTCTACCTCGGCGCTACCGTATTTCAGCGGGTTGACCTGCGTCGGGTCGGACAATTCCGTCACCACGATGTTTTCGCCATCTGTGGTCATGAAATAGCCGTCAATCCAGATCACATCCAGCACCAGGCCAAGGTCTGGGTCTGTCACCTGAGTAAGGGTTGTACCGTCCCAATAAAACAGATTGCCGCCCGATGCGATTGCCAGCAGGGTGAAGCTGTAATCCATCGTGACCAGTTCAGTGCCGCCGCCAACGTCACCCAGCACTGTTACTGTGCCGTCAGCATCGACGCGCACCAGCTTGCTGCCCATGACGCGATAGCAAATGCCATCCCACTCAATGCCGCCACGGTCAATGCCGGGACCGGTGCCGAAATCCTCAATGCCGGAAGCAGGGCGCAGGTATCCCGTTGACGTGCCGTTTTGCAGGGCAATCGGAACCATGTTGACAGGGTAGGACGTTCGCACGTCCGGCCCGTTGTCAGTGTAGATTCCGTTGAGGATAGGGATTTGCATTACCACTTGACCTTGTTAGCCCAATACGCCGCGCTCATCTTGCCCTTGGCGATGTTCTCAGCGTGACGGGCTTTGAATGCCTCGTTACGCTTTGAACCCTCGGGAGAGCCTTTCACGCCCTGCTGACCGAACCGAATCGTCTTTGTCTCATCCCCAGACTTAGCCACGACAACATGGCTTTTCGTGGGATGTGACGGGGTGCGCTTCGGCTTGTTATAGCCTGACACACCAGCCGCTTTCAGTTTTGCGTCCATTTCAGGCCGCGCTTTGCAGAATATGCAGCGTGGCCGTGGTCGTGGCGGTGTCGGCATCCAGCGCCGCCATCATGGTGAGATCGCCGCGGCTAAATGCCTCGGCCCGTTGCGTTGCAAGGTAGGCTAGGCGATTGTTCAGAATGGAGATGAGTTCAGACAGTCCCATGATGATTCCTTATTGAGATACGAAGCCTTGAGCCGCCAAGAACACAGCACCAGCGCCGGAAGCTGTGGCGGTCTGCACCTGGGTTGCCGTGTTGACCGAGCCGCGCAGGGGAACCGGAAAGTCAATCTGACGAGGCACCATGCCGGTCGTCGGGATGCGGGTCTGCCACAGCACCTTGTGGAATGTGGCTGTTACACCGGTTCCCGAGATCGCCAGCGTTGCGCCGCCGCGCGTTGCCGACAGTGTGATGGTCGTCGCTGCCGGTGTCGTCAGCACAAAGTAGGTCACGCCTGCCGTGATACCCGTCACTGTGCTGGCCGTGAACACCACAGCATCGCCAATGCCCAGATTGTGCGTAGTGCTGACGGTCAAGATGTTGGTGGCGATGGTCTGCGAGGCGCAGGTAAGGTCAGGCTCACGCACACGCAGATCTGTGGCGTTGGTCAGTGTTTCGCTGTAAAAGTCGATGCTTGCGATGTAGTTCCGCAGCAATGCGCCAGCCGCTTCCTTGATCTGGAATGCTGTAGCGGTGTTGACAATGCCGCCAATAGGGGCCGGCGTCTGCCAAGAAACCTCAGGCACAGAGAACGGATGCATGACCGCGGCCGCGCCGGTTGTCATCGTGATACGGGCAGCGTCACCAGCCACCAAGGTCGTCGGGGCTACCGCAGACCGCACCACACCGCCAACGGTAACCGGGTTCGCACCAGCCGCCGCATCTTCGGCAGCGCCGCCGCCCGTCAAGGCGGTTACTGTGGAAACAGTCGTCACGGTGGACAGTGTTGTCAGTGTGCCGCCCTGCATCGCTACAGGCACGGCAGCCGCCAAGTCACCAGCCGGACGGGCCAGCAGTTCGACGCGCTCGCGCTCGTAGTCGAACACACGCAGGAAGCTGACACGCAGGTCGGTGCGCTTGATGACGCCGCCGCCGCAGTTGATGGAGCCAAAGTCAACCGGCAGCGTCAGGCTACCGGCATAAGGCAGAACCAGCGTCAGTGCCGTGGTCGCCACGTTCGCCACCTTCCAAGCACCATCGACGCCAAGTGTTGCGCCGGTGGTGTTGTTGCGAACGCCAACAAGGTTCACCAAGTCGCCAATGGACAAACTGGCCCAATTGGTGTTACCCGTCACCACCAGTTGCCGAATGCCATCCGACAGGGTGGACAGAATCGCAGACTGCGCGATGACCGCGCTGTGGCCCAAGGCTGACGGCAGGTTACCACCCTGCACCCGAGCGACATAGCCGCCGTAGCTGGTGACGGTGCTGGCCGTTCCGATGACGATGGTGAAAGAGGTGGGGCTGACAATTGAAGCAACGGTTGTGGCGGTGAGCAGGTTCGGGAAGGATGCGGCGGCCTGGTCGCGGATGCCGTAGATGGTCACCACATCAGTCGTAGACAAGCCATGCGCAACGTCAGTCACGATGGTGGCTGTGGTGGTGCCGGTTTTGACGGCAGACACAATCTGGGCATTCGGGACCGTCAGCGCCTTGTTGTTGGTGGCGCGGATGCGCACTTTGTAGGTTTCGCCCGGGTCGGGGCAGACCTGGGTGCGCAGCAGGCGCGAGGTGGTCTGAGCCACCGCATCCACAGCGCTATCAGCCCACTGAGTGCGATCAGCCTGCACAAACAACCGGTACTCGGTGGTAGGCGCAAAGGCGTAGGTGTAGGCAGCGTTGACCAACTGCACCGGAGCGGTCGTGCCAACGGTCGCGCTGTGGTTGCCTGCGATGGTGCCGGACATCAGGGCATCGCCGGATTCCGAGCGAATGTAGAGCGAAGCCTGGGTGGCCGTTGGCTGCTCGAAAATCTCGCTGATGCCGTTTTGCGCGCGGCCCAAACGCTCGCGGAAGTAGACCGAACCCTTCGCGCCTGCCGGGTTGGTGATCGTCTGGCTGGGGATGGTGCCGCCAGGGCCAGCGGTTGCGGTGAATTGCGTAGGGCTTGGCACCGTAGCAACCACCAGCGCAGGGTAGTTTGCGATGGGGTTGGAGCATCCCGAGATGCCGATGGACTTGCCGATGCTCAGACCGTGCGCTGTCGTCGTGTCCACGGTCAATGTGGTGGTGGCTTGCGTGATGCTGGAGATGGCAACATCAGGCACATCAACCAACGGTAGGCCGGTGTCGATCATCTCAATGGAGAACTCTTGCCCCAGAGTGCGCTGAGACATGGACAGGCCGATAGCCGCCTCGATGGGCAGGCCAACCACGCCGATGGATGTGATCGAGCTTTCCGTGTCTGCTGACAATGGGTCTTTGCTGATCGTCAGATAAGACGCTGCCGCAGCGTTGCCGTCCACATAGATCAGGTCGCCGCTGGCTTTGGATTCCCTCCATCGACCACCGTTGACGGGATCGTAAGTCTCAAACGACTCGCGGAATTTGTTGGTGATGTTGTTGGCGATGGCGCTGATAACTTCGGCATAAGTGCCGTCGTTCATGTCCACATTGCGCCGCGCTACATCGTTGTAGCTCTTGATGATGTCTGCCATATTACCCCCTAAAAATTGGCAAATTAACCTACCCGATACCAGACGTTTGTAGCGTCATCGAATCGGAGCCTGAAAAACCCGTTTGCTGCCAGCGCGGTCGGTGCGCCGGTCACTGTTGCGCCGTTGCCGGATACGGTCAGCGCGGTAACGATCTGAGTGCAGTTCAGCAATAGCTCTTGCTTGTCCACGCAGTTCGCCACGGCCGGCAGAACAATCGTGCCAGCGGCAAAGGTAGCGGTAGGCGTAAGCACCAGCCAGACGCTATCGCTGCCATCCGTGACTTGCACCGAGAACCCGGTGGCGCTGGGTGCGGCGTACTGCGTCACCTTTTCTTCGGTGGTCAGGCCGGTTTGCATGAACGCGCGGATGACGGACATGGAAGCGCGCCGAGCATCGCCGTTGTCGTTGCTGTAAATCGGAACCGCATCGCCTGCAAAAACCTCGTCCACGGCAGACAGTTGATTGATTTGTGGCATGGTGAAACCTCAGGTAAATTGAATGTCGCCGTCAGGGCCGGCCAAAAGCGCATCGACGGGATCGACCAAGAATGGGTCGTCAATGCTCCAAGGCTTGTTACCTGCACCGGCAGGCATATTCGACGGGAACTGCATTTGTGGCGGCACAGCGGCGCGGCTCAGTAGCGTGTTGTAGCCCTGCTTCGCGCTCACCTTGGTGTCGATGCTGACAGCCTTTCCCAAGCCTGGGGCCAGTCGCACGGCCAAACTCATGACGATGGCCTCATTGGCCGAATCGGGTACGTTCGTGATGGCGTCGATGTCCGTGTTGTCAGGGTTGCCGGGAATGGGGTAACTGAGCCGGATGCCTGCGGCATTCCAAGCGGCCATCATGCTGTCCAGTTTCTGAACGGCAGAATCAAGTTGCTCGGGTTGAAGGTCGAAAACGTAAGACGCAAGCCCAATCTCCTCGAACGCAGCGGTGACGAATTGGCGCTTGCTGTAGCTCATGTCATGGCCTCATTGATCTTTTTCAGAAGGGTGGCATCGCTCCAGCGCTTGTCCACCTGAATCTTGAGTTTGTCGGCCTGCTCCAGCATCTCATCGCGTGTCGGCGGTGCGGTATCGGCTGGCTCTGGCTTTGGCTCATCGGGGCCATTGCGCCACAGTTTGACGGCAGCGGGTAGGGTGGCGCTCCAGCCGGCTGCAATCGCGGCCTCGTACGCCTCCAGATCAGCCGCGCCGATGGAGTTAAACGTGCTGCCATCCGGGCCAAAGTGTGCGCCAGGGCAACGGTAAACGATGGTCGGGAAAATCACTTTTTGCCCTTTGGCGCTTTGCCGGGTTTACCGGCCTTTTGTGCTGCGGTCCGAGCCGTGGACAAAGCCACTGCAATCGCTTGTTTCTGTGGCATCCCTGATTTCATTTCCTTTGAAATGTTCTTGGAGATGGTCTTGGATGAATAACCTTTTTTCAATGGCATTCTGTTCCCCATAAAGACGGGCCAACATCTCTGCTGACCCGTCTGTTTATCAGCTAATCCGATACACGATAAAGGTATCAGCAGCAGTCTTGCGAAGGCGGAAACGTGCAGAAGCGCCAGACGTTGCAGCCGTTGCAGCAGAGCCAACAATGGTCACACCTGTGTTAACCGTAATGGTCAAAGCAAATGCAGCCAGAGTGATGACGCTGAAGTCAAACGATTCGTCGATTGCCCATTCAGTTGCCAGATCAAGGTTTGAACCTAGTGGCATTTGAATAGATCGGGTTGTCGTAGGCGTAGCAGTGACGATGCCAGTCAGCACATTTGCTGCGGTAGCAATCATTGCGCCGCCATCGGCTACGTCACCAGGTGCGCCCTGAAGCTGCCAATTGCCATCGTCAGTAATGACGGGCGAAACACCAACAGCGTAAAACGCTCCCGATGCACCGGCCTGGATGGTCACGCTGGTGGCATTGGTGAATGCGGCTGACACATAGGTGGTGTTATCAACAACGGTTAGCAGATCCTGTGACTCTGGGTAATTGGGGTAACCAACTTCCTGGAACACGCTTGCTGGTGAGTAGGCTTGAACAGCGATTTTCTCGCCTGCTGGCACAGTAACGGTCGCCGTGCCTTGAGTAAAAATTACGTTGTAGCTCATGATGGTTCCTTATGTTTGCGAAAACAACATTACACCGGACATTTCCGGCTGCTTGTTCACCACGCCGAACAAGGTATCAAGGCGATACTTGGTCTTCATGGTGTTGATGTCGTACTGCTTCTGCCACACCAACTCGATGCCCTGGTCGGTCGAAGCGCGCAGCACTGCGGCACCGGCATCGGTCGGCACAGCGTAGCGGCCCGGCAGGATTTCCAGAGCATCACGCTGCCAGAACGGGTTCAGGTAGTTGGTGACGGTGTTCAGCCAGACAATCGCGGCGGTGGCGCTGGTAGCGTTGACCACGACGTTCTGGTACTGAGCCTCGGCATCCGTTGCACCCTGGTTGCTGATGATCGGGGGGCTGATGACCATCGTGGTGCCGTTGGTCACGCTGATGACCCGGAAGGTCTTCGGTTGGCCGGTGTCACCCTTGGTGATGTGATGCACAGCGTTGACGTTCGCAATCGTGAAGGCGTCTCCAGCGGCCACGCTGGTGGTGCTGGAAACAGTCACGGTCTGGAAACGGTTGTCCACGTTGTTCGTCTCGCCAGTCGCTGCCGTCGAAGTTGCCTTCGGGGTGTAGTAGTTGGCGCCGGCCACTCGCGTGTCAATCGTGATCGAACCACCACCAGCGGCAGCGGCCTTGCGGTTGGCATAGTCGAGTTTGAAGGTGGCAAAGGATGCCATCTCACCCACGAAAGCCTTGCGCAGAGCGCGGTCGCTGATGTCGTTGCCGAACGAGCGCGAAGCCTTGGACAGGTCATTCGCCATGCCGTTGTAGTCGCGTGTGGACAGAGCCAGATACCGCTCGTACATCGGGACGCCTTGCTCGTTCATGACGGCCTCGCACTGAGCAACGTCATCAAACCCGGAGGCTGTCGAAGTGCGCTTGACCACCAACGTGCCTTGAGCGGCAGCCACGTTCATGATAGCAACGTTGATGTCGGATGCCAGCTTTTGCTTGGCAGCGTCACCGAGTCGGCCCTCTTGCATGGCGTCGCGCAGTTCGGTAGCGGTCATCACCCACGGCACAGACTTGGGAAAGCCAATCGTAGCGGGGACGGACAACTGCGTGTAGTCGTCAAAGTTGCTGGTCATGTCGGTGCCGGTGTAGCTCGTAGCGATGTACGGCTGCGGACGCCAGATGATGTTGTTCGTGCGCTCCATCATCACCTGATCGGTGTTGTAGGTCGCTACGTTTTTCGACAGGACAAGAGCGTCCTGGAAACCTTCGAGAATGTCTTCGAACGCTACGCGCTCTTCCTTGCTAAATGCGTTTGCCATGATATGGACTCCAAAATAGATGAGAAAAAAGGCTTATCGCCGCTTAACTCATCCATTCTGGAGCCGGATGGCCGCTCGATCACACTGCAATTTATGAGGCTTGCGAAACCTGATGGCTCACATTATGCACGTTTTTGGCGCTTGTATGCAAGCACCTTACTGATATCACCAGTTTTTTCGGCTTCAGCGCGCAAACGCTCCAGTGTGGAATCCACCGAACCAGATACTCGGCCAGTGCCGGTTACGGGTTTTGGCGGGGGTGGCGGGGCTTTGCGAATGACTTTCAATTTCTCCTCCAGTTTTCCGATTGCCACAGCAAATTTCACCGGGTCGGTGATTGCCGCGAGTTCTTTTGCACGTTTTGGGTTCTTGCCCAAGGCATACACCACCATCGCAGGCGTATCCAGCCCTTGGAGCAAAATACCCTGCTGGGTGACATTGAATTGCTCTTGTACCGCCGATTCAGCATCGTCAAAGTCACTGACCTTCAACTCAGCCTTGGCCTTGCCATAGCTGTTGAGTTTTTCTTGCCAATCTTGCTGCGTTTGGCGCTGCTTGGCTTCAATCTTCTCGGCCTCGGCATCCACCTGACGCTTGCGCTCAAAGTATTCACTCAGCGCCGCCTCGTAGGCATCAGAGTCGTAATTGTGGTCTTCCAGCGTTGGTTTCTTGCCAAGCTGCACCGATACAGATGGCCGCGCAGTGCGAATCTGTTCTTCCAGTTCCCGGTTTTTGCGCTGCAACTCACGATGCTGCTTGCGTAAATCACGCACCCAATCTGGCGCACGTTCTTCTTCTGCCGGCTGCTCATCGCCAATCTGGACGGTAATTTCATCCTCGGCAGTAGTGGTTTCCTCACCTTCTGGCGCTGGAGTTTCATCCAGTTCCGGCGCGTCCTTCACTTGCTGGTTGTCGTCAATCACTTCGTTTTCGTCGTCCATGCTCATCCTCTTTCAGTCTCACCCAATTAAACGCCTGGGTGGTTGGCGTTATTGACTTGGTGCCAGTTGCTGCGGCGTTACCATTTCTTTCATCATGTTCAAAGCATGGTCTTGGCTGTCCATGTCCATATTGGACAGGGTTTCCATCGTCTGTGCGCGCTTGAGTTCAGCACTTGCCACCGTCTCCACCGTCTTGGCACGGGCTTGTTCGGCTTGGGCAATGGCCTTCTCAGCCTCGGCCTGCAAGTACATGGCATTCATGTCTTGCGGCTTGTTCTCCATCATGGCCTGTAACTGGGCTTGTTCTTCCTCAGTCGGCTTGACAACCCCCATCTGCACCAGTTGGCTGCGGAAATAGTCGTTGATGTCGGTCAGACCCTCGCCTTCCATGTTCATCATCGCCATTGAGAGCAACACATTCTTGATCTGCGGGTCTTCCGTGATGGCAATGATGCCGGTCAGGGCGCGAACCGTAGCCGCACGTTTGCTGCTGCTCGACGGCCCAACGTCCACCGCCACATCAAAATCAGCCTTGCTCAAGTCGTTCTCATACTCCATCTCACCAGACTCATTGATCATCGGCTTCATCAGTTGAACCGTCTGAATCTTTGATTGGTTGCTAATGGCCTTCATCTTGCGGCCATCTTCGACGTACATCTCCTTTGCCATGCCAAGCCAAATCTCACCGCACCGGCGAATGGCCTTGCCCTGGTTCGACATATAGATATATGTCTGCATATCCAGGCGCTGCTGCACCATCTCAACCGCACGGCCAGAAATATTGCTCACAATCTTGTCGCCCTGCTCCTGATTGCCCAGAACATCTTTCATGTCCTGTTCGCTGATTTGAAGCAATCCAGCCAGTGCAGGCGGCACTGCCGGGGGCTTGGTGTACCCAGCCGGCCCGGAAATCTGCATACTGCCATCCGGCCCACTGACCGGGTTCAACAGCAGGTACGGGTAATTTTTGAGATTGTCCTCAGACCACATGACCTGGTGGCCTGCAACCTGTTCAGGCGTGAAAATTGGCTTCTCCACACTTGAGAGTGCCGAAATCTCAGCCAGTTTGGAACGCTGCATATTGCCCAGGCGCTGGGCATCCTTCGCCAGCCGGACATGGCCCATGCAGCGCTCTACGTTGTCAATGAACCACCGCTTGCCATACACCGGCACCACAGGGATATTGCGCCCTACGATGTAACCATAGTCATCCAGTATCTTGGAGCCTGACATTACATACAAACGCACCTTGCGCCGTTTGATGCGCTTCTGACGCACTTCCCTGCTGCCGATGGCATACAACTGCTCCAGCATCTCATCCGTCAATTGCTCCTTGGAATACCGCTCCTCAGAACCATCCAGCGACTGATAGATATAGATCGTCTCAGCCACCTCCTCAACCCGGTAATACCGCGCCACATACACAATATCCGGCGTCAGCCAATCAAACTCATACTGATGAATGTCCTTCGGCCAGGACGATGGGTCATCGTTGTACGTTTCCCTGTACGCCTCGCGTGTCATCGACACCAGTACAAAGCACCGTTTGGCATCGGCCTTGTCCTGACGCTTGGCCTCCAAGTCAAAGAACACCGAACTGTCAGCATCAAAAATCGGCTTGATCTTGATTCGCTGATGCTCATTCTCAGGGTCTTCCTCATCCTCGTAACTCGGCTCCAACTCCCAAGCCCCAAACCCACCCCCCACCGCCTCCTCAAAGGCGTTGTCATACGCCTCCTCGGCCACCGAATCCTGTTCATCAGCCCGGTACAGCCCATCGCAGATATCGGCCAGCTTGCTATTGCTCCCATCCTTGGCCGTGAACTTCACCGTAATCCGGTTGTTCCGGTACTCACTCTGAATCCTCTGCACCGCCAAAGCAACCTTGTTTACCTCAAACTTCGGCTTGTTCTCAAACTGCTCACCCAGCGGCCCCTCCCACTGTGCGCCAGCAATCGAATAAAACCGCCGGTCCTGCAAACACTGCAAACGCTCGTCACGCAGCGCAGACTGAATACTGTCAAACTCAGCCAACGCCTCACTATGGACATTCGCCAGCCTCTGTTCGTTGGAGATTCGTGACATATCAGTTCTTCCAGAAATTTAAAACCGGCACCGCCCAACCCGTTCGGGTCGAACCACCGCCGCCAATATCAATTGCCACCGGATAGGCAAATGTAACGGCAATCGCGTCAGCCGCATCAGGTGACGCCAGCCCTCGGGCCTTCATATCCTTCTTACTCTCCAGAAAGATCGTCCCACGGCTATCAGGCTTCATCATAGGCGAAGTCAAGTCATTTTTCAAGAACCTGTCACTCGGAATACTCGCCGTCTTCAACCACTCCCTCATATCCCCCCACATCTGCGCCCTCATATTTCCATACATCATCTGATTCCGAGACTTACTCCCAAAGTTCACCCCCTTCACCTTGAACCGCTGCTCCTTCAACCTATCCACAATCCCCGCCCCCAACCCACCCTCATCAATCACCACCATCGCCGGCCGGTACTCCTCAATCGCCTCAATCACATGACCCACCACCGTCATCGTGTCATCCCCCCGGTACTTCTTGATCGCCACAATATCCCGCCCCTGCCTCACCGCAATCACCGTCGCATCCGCCCCAAACCGCGCCGGGTCCACCCCCACAATAATCGGCGCACTCACATCCCTATACCTCTCCCTCTGCATCGCCTCATCCACCAAACTCACACCAATAAACTGATCATCCCCCGCATTCGGAAACTCCCCATACACCTCAACGTGCGCCTGGGCACTATCCGGCCCGTACTCCGCAATGATCCGCTCATACACCGCCTTGTCCGTCCCCTCCACCGTCCTAGCATCCACCACCTTCGTCTTCCAAAAATCCCTCTTGGAATTGAAGCACTCATAAAAATATCCCGTGTTGCGCCGAGGGTTCGAAAACGCCAGCCAGAAACGATTCGGCGTGTTCTCCGTGAAAAATCCACCAGTGACCGACCAAATCGGGTCAGCAATCCCCGACGCCTCATCAAAAATCACCAGAACACCATCAAAATTATGCACACCAGCATAAGCATCCGGGTTCTCCTC